TCATAATGCTTTTAAGATATTGCCGAATTTTTCGGCAGTCTCTTTTTCTTTACTTTTCGCAAGGTGGCTATATGTGTTCATTGTGATAGCATAATCCGCATGACCTAATCGTCTTTGTATCTCCTTAGGGTTCACATCATTGTTCATTAACAAACTGGCGTGAGTATGACGGAAACCATGAAAGCCAATGTTAGGAACTCCAGCATGCTTGAAGTGACTAACTAACTTTAGTCTTTCTAATTCATAGGTCCTAGTTTTTTGATGATATGAAAATACCAAAGAATCATGTAAAGAGATAGCTCCGTCATTTTGGTTTTTTTGCCACACTTTCAAGAGCTGGATTGTCTCGCTATCTAAAAACAATATCCGATTACTTTCTTTTGTCTTTGTTCCTTCTTGTATCATGTTGCTTTGTTGAATCAATGTTTTTGTTATACTGACGGACTTATCACTAAAATTAATATCAGACCACGAGAGCGCCAAAGCCTCCCCAACACGTAAACCAGTGGCAAGAAGTAGCTTATATAAGGTTTTGCTTTTTTGATTGGTGACAGTCGGATCTAATGTATCAAGATACGTTAAAAACTGCTTTAATTCCACGTTATCAAAATACTTGATTTTATTACTTGTCCTTGTCTTTAGCTTTGGAGGAAAGACCTTTATGGCTGGATTGTCTTCAATTCCTCCTAGTTGCATGCCAAAATCAAGAATCCTTTTTATGAAATTAAGAAGTAGTTTATAATCTTTACATTTTCCTTTTTCACGTCTACCGTTTACTATTTCAGCCGTGTTGGCATTCTGAGCCCATTTATTGACAAGTTCCTGCAATAACACTGGCGTTATCTTAGAGAGCTTATATGAACCAAGAGGAGGTAGTATATAATTATGCAAGTAATTGTCAGCAACACTAACACTATTCTCTTTAACTGTCAGCTTATAACTCTCAAACCAACTCAAAGCCAAAGCTTTAAAGTTATCAAAGACGACTTTTTCCCTTGCGATTGTTGACCCATTATTGATAAAATTATTTATAGATTGGTGTGCTTTGGTCTCACACATCTTACGACTTTTAGCAGTTACACTTGTCCGTACTTGCTTGCCAGTTAGACTATCCACACCCAAATAAACGTTTGTGCGGTACACTTTTGTACCGTCTTTTTTTGTATATTCTTTAATATTCATATTATTTCTTCCTTTCCATTTTGTACTAATGTCAGGCAAGGCATGTACGAGGATTGAGAAATATTTTATATTAGAGATTACACAGATAAATTAGAGAGGAATTCCTAGACTTGAACCGGTACCTGGGAATGCTGGTAAAATCTCAGCAAGAATTTTAGGTAATGTGCTATAAAATTTACTCACACTTGGAGATAATTTACTATTTATGGCATCCAATGTAAAATTTGTCTGCATACGTCTGATAACATTGGGAATATACTCCCCTTTTTCCACTAGATTTTTGGCTTTTGTTAGCACCCTACGCTCCTCATCAGTTATATCTTCAGTGAGAATGAGATTATAAAGTGTATCTAAAAAATCTAATTTTATTTGTGATGTTTTTTGATTTTCTACCATAAATAAACTCCTATCAGCTTTTAATGTGGTTCAGGTTTGCACGAATTTAGCATTATTCACGCGCGTGATATGATATTTTTATTTTGTTGGGGCTATGTGACTATTCCAATCTATTCAGATTCGATAAAAATAACACACCTCCAATAATAGCTAAAATCCCACTAATTAATTTTCCTATAAAAGGAATAAAAAAGAGACCACTGGCAACAATAAAAATTATAGAGGGAGATTTGTGTACATTTTCTAACGCATTATATTTTTTTAACGACAATACCCCCATTACTAATAGAAAAATAACAACAGTGATATTAATAATACCTATTCCAACAAGTAATGGAGCATGTCTTTGCGCCATAAACTCTACTGTTTGCACGCTTGCTTCGGTTGAGGGAGAGTTATTAGAGGCAGAGGTTATTCTATGCCATAGGGCAAGATTAGTAACACTGGTAAATCCTCCGCCTATTATCCCGATTAGTCCGGAGTATTCTGTTAAGGTTCTAGTATCCATGAAAAGCACACAACTTCTTTCTTTAATGTAATGAGATTTTGGCTAGGTAGAACTAGTAATGATTTACCTAATAGATAAGTATATCTTATAAGTTTGGTTTGTTCGGCCGAAAAGTTATGAAAAGAAATATTAAATAGATTAATATTGCTATTAAATATAAATAGGTTAAGTTACTTACTGCATAAACACCAAGTATTGTAAGAGGTAAATTTATCAATCCTTCATTTTTATTAGATGATTCAAAGATAAGAATGGGAGATATCGCTATTAACATCGTAGATATATAACCAGTAATGATAGATAATACACCAGTTAAAATAACTTTTTTCTTTGGTTTTAGTATTTTTTTCAATAGTAGTCTGTAAAAAATATTATGCATTATCATTATATCTATGAAAAATATGATGATAGTTATTAATGAGTAATTAGACAATATTTAGCCTCCATTGTGGTTAGTTCAATCTTTAACTGACCTATAAACGGGATTAATCATAGGATTGTGAGTAGTATTTGGGATTGTAGGACTTATTAAAAAGGGAAACCCTAAGTTGTCGCACCCTTTGCAAGTCGCTAATTTGACGAATACAAAAATGAAAATTTCGGTGTCGCTCTTGTTCTGAACAATAGTTATACCAACATCCCATAGGTTTTGAACAAAAATGTTCAACTGCTGTTTTGACCTAATGCAAGGATTATTTACGTCAGTTACCCTCAAATTGATGGGAATGAACATGCTAACTTCAAAGTTTCCTTATTAATTGTTGGCAAATGTTGGCATTGAATCGACTTGGTAAGATGTTTTAAATCATCTTAAAATAAAGATAGTAGGCTCCTATCATCATTATTAGTATGACTGCAAGTACAAGTAACATTATTATTTCTGTTGCCATTCTCCCAGTTATTGATTTCTCTTGTGAATTTATTGTTTTTTTCGACATGAAAGTTGGTACAATCAATAAAACTATTGGAAATATAAATATAGTTGCTTTGTTCCCCCAATTACTAGGAATTAATGTTATTCCCCACTGAATAGGTATAATATTTGGTAATTTCATATAAAGATACAAAGATATCACACTAAATGGTAGCGCAAGTAATAAGAAGAATGTCGTTATTTTTGGATAGACTCTATCTATGAAGATTAAAAATTTCATCATTTGCTCCTTCAATCATTTGGATTAATTCTGTCTTGAATCTCTAAAAAATAAAATTTGTAGAAAGGGATAAATCATATTCGCATGCAAAAACTAACAGTTCAACAAGAGCTAACATTGTTAATGCACCTACTATTAATAGCAAAAAGAAATAAAATAAATTTAACCATTCTCTTTGTTTTCGTTTAAATTTCATGTATGCTTTTTCATTCTATAAAACAAGGCCTTTATAATGAACCTTGTCATTTTCGAGCATGGACTTATCTGGAAAAGCAGATAAACACTAAGCTACAACTTGATAAAATTTGAAATGAAATTTAATCGAAAGGAGTTTGATTTTCTACATCAGTAAGTAATGGTTTACCATCTTTATCTATTAAAGGGTACATTCCTCCCCCTTCAGAACCTTTTGTAGCAACTATATACTGAACACCAGTAACTTTGTCAGTAATAATATCTATACCTTGAAACGCTCCACCATAAGTCCTTTCGAAACGACTTTTTATTTCTTTAGTTGTAATCATGATTGTTTCCTTTCATCATTCATTTTAGTACCTTAAAAATTTAATTTTATTTAATCAAAGTGTGAAATATTTTCGGGCTCATTATGGCCTAGCGTATTGATTCCCTCTTTGCGCTGGCTGTGCGAAACTAGCCGCCTCTGCTTGTGATATATATTGATAATTACCAGGATTAGTTACTGAAGAGTAATACTTATTGCTATTAGAAACAAACACCATACCAGGAGCTGCTACTGACCATTCACCATTTGTTGTATATGAATTATCACTAGCTGTTGCTTGTGATGAGGGTTCTGTAACTGCGGGAGCCTGTTGTTGTATTGGTTCTGATGAACTTGGCTTGGGTGCTGCCGACTGTGTCGATTGTGATGTAGATGAAATGGAAGTTCCAGAAGCATAATCAATTTCAAGGCCTTCTGCACTATTAATAATAATTACTTCTGTATTAAGTTTGCTATCTGATGATTTTATATCAACAATTGAACCTCGGGGAATTGTTTCGTTTCCATTATATACAGGGGTTGTTTGGTAACTTATTGTTTTTTTAGTATTGGGGTGCTTTTTCCAGTAATTTTCAACAAGTTCTTCTGCATAACGCATTCCACCATCTTGGTTTGCTCCAACATTTTGGCTACGTGTACCAGTAGTGAAATTATATTGAGATGTATAAGAACCCTCTCCTAGCAAGCTATCAGCGATTGAATGACTTCTATTATACAAATAACCGTGGTAAGTTCTTTCTGTCAGTGAGAATGTAATAGCAATCTTTGGATTGCTTGATGGCCAAGCCGGAGGATTTAACGGTTGACCTTGACGCTTACCTTTTGAATGTTTGTATTGAGAGTATGTTAGTACCGCCCTTGCTGTTCCCGAACGTCCCTTATCATCAGCTTCAAACTTGTACTTTCCTACTTTAAGATTGTCAAAGTTTGAAAGTCTTGCTGAACCATTTTTCCAATAATAATTTTTTGTAGGACCAGGAGATTTAGCGTTTGTATACTCATTTAATTTTTGGAGTATTTCACTGGTGGTTGTTTCTTTTTTATTATTAGATTTAAGGTTTTTTGAATTAGAGGTTGCGGCCTCTGCTCTAGTTTCTATAGTTGCGCCTATTGGACTCGCCAAGCTAGATGTTGATATTAAAAAGAGAGAACATAGGGTTAAAACCCACAACCAATAATTTTTTGTCTTATTTTTTTCCATAAATTACTCCGACCAGTTTTTAGTGACTGGAAACACATAGATTTACAAATTCACGCGCCCAAGCGCTTTTTATTTTGCATTCCTAAAAAATACATGCTTCAGTACTCTTTGAAATAGTTAAGTTGCCAGCTTTGAGTCTTTTGCGCAGTAGAGTTTAAATTCTTACACCAGGACGGGTAAAACCTCATAGCCATTTTTCCTTTTTGATTTTCATTCGATAAAATCCTGTTTTTCATAGCGACTTCTTTAGGAATTAAGAATATCCCTCGCTTATCTTCATCATTTATTAAAATCGCAAGCACCTCTATACTATCTAGTTCTGAAAATGGATGATTAACGTTTTGACTATCCTTTTCCCAAAATGCTACAAAGTATCCGTCTTTCTTAGGTGTTTTCTTAGCTAACCGAGAACGTACAATTTTGTTATTGCTAGCAAGTTGAATAACCATGCCCTCGTACTCACTGTTTTGTTCCTCATAGTTAAGAATTTCAAAGTTTCCAATACTGTCTTTCAAAATGTTTATAGATTTCATAAAATCATACTCCTTCCAGCGCTTGTTTATTTTGTATTCCTAAAATTTAGAACTTGTTATATAGATTTGAACATTAGCATTTCTAAGCATGGATTTATACAAAAAAACAGATAAAAACTAAGATAGAAATTGACAAATGTTACCACAAGGTTAATCGAAAGGAGTTTGATTTTCTGCATCAGTAAGTAAGGGTTTACCGTCTTTATCAACTATTACAGAGATACCACTATTATTTACAGCTAAATATTGAACACCCGTTTTGTTATCAGTAATAACAGAAATGCCTTGAGTTATTCCTCCAAGCTCAACATCAAAACGTTCTTTTACTCTTTTACTTTGTTGCACCGATTTCATTTTTCTCCTTGCCAGTTTTTAGTGACTGGAAACACATAGATTTACAAATTCACGCGCCCAAGCGCTTTTTATTTTACGTTCCTAAAATTTAGGACTTACTATATAATCTGAACCTCAGCATTTCTAAGCTATAACTTTTTAGATATCTTTTTTATCTCGCTCAACAACAAAAACAAGAAGAAAATGAATGATTAGACAGATAGTCGCAGTGATTAAAAAATCGTTCAAATTATTAATATTCAAATATAATGAAATGTCATTCATTCTAGATAAGCTTACAAATACACTAAATATATACAGCGATGAAGTGTATAACAAAACTATTGTTAAAATCGTGATATATTTTAAGAATCTGTACTTTTTAGCAAACTTTTCATGTAGTAAAACATACAGTAGTGGCAAACTTAGAGCAAAATTTTGAATTAGTTTTTCAAATCCTGATATAAAGTTAAAAAATTTAGGGTCCTTATTCCCAAAATAATGTACTATCCCATTTGCATAGATACCTTTCATTAACAGCAGGACTACCACTACAATTATTAAATATTTCCAAGTGCTACTTTTTTTCATTTTATTTTTCCTTTTTTGATTACAAAAACTAACAAATACGATAGTTTTCTACTGTTTAAATATATCCGCCAGTCATTGATATTGCTGACTTTGCGCATATCTTATAACTTTGGTAGTGTTATCTCTTGCATTACCAGCACTAAATAATACTAAAGGTTTGAGCTTATAGCGGATTGCTATACCCCCTTTTTGAATGTAAAACCCTATAAAATAAGCGTATATATATTTTTTATCTACCATGTACTACTTGTTTCGGATTGGATTTGTCTTTGAAGAAAAAGAAAAGCCATAAAACGAAAGATGTCAATAAAACAAAACCTGTGATAATATAACTGATTTTAACTCCATGATAATAAAAATATTGAGATTTATTAAATAAACTAAACAACTTCTCTTGTTTAGTTGCATTTCTTGTTATAAATAGAATAATTATTCTATCTATAAAAACAACTCCCTTTACAGGCACATTTCCTATAAAACTAATAATTGGAGATAGAATAGTACCCAGTAATATTTCCTTTGGGAAATATTTTTTATTTATTCTTTTGGCATGGAAAAATGAGCCGGATAATACCAAAATAATAGGGAGAGAAAAAGGTACAGAATTTTCTTTACTAACTACATCATTTATTAGAAATATATGTAGTATAGAGTTATAACAAATGGTAAACATCAACGTCATAATTATATAAATAACCAATTGTTTATAATTTAATTCTTTCATTACTTTCGATAGGTGTTTCATAATTTCCTTTTCTACCCCACCAACTCAAACCAGCACAGCTCATACAGCAACGCACGCGCCTCGTCATAGGCGTTGTGATGATATCCGTAGAAGTCTAAGAAGTTATATATATTTAACGTGTCGCGCGTGATGATGTCGAAACGACTGATGTAATCAATGGCACATTCACGAAAGCTCTTATTGCTCATATCATAGCACATTGATGTTATCAGTCTTTGCGTAGCTTCATAATTAGAGCCAGTTATCTCACAAAACTGTGTTATATCGTCAAAGCTCCCGCCATTCTGTACAAACCAATCCCACAACATCAAAATGGCTTCTTTGTTGGTTCTCTTTTCTGCAGGGCTTAACGTATCACATTCGCCTAGCCGTCTATCATCTTTATAATATGCATGCATGTACTCGTGAGCATGGTCAAAGGGTGTGGCAGTATTTGGATTATACCCACCGATACAAAGCCTTGTATCTATCCAAGCTCTTTGATTATCATACTCAAACGTTCTGTAATCTATACCTAAGTTCTCAATTTTGATTACTATAAGAGCGATCAACTCTTCTTGATTCATTTAACGCCCTCATTTTTTATCATCTTTCAAGTCTTTGGCTTTTTGTTGGAGTTCTTCCCAACGATCAGCAAAAACTAGTTTTATCATAGCTTTATCTTTATCAGTAAGAGGACGACCGCCAGCGCTTAAAATACTGTCAAAAATAGCATCATCATCAGAGTTTGCGACTTCCGCCAAGTCAATCGGTTCATATATTCCATGAGCTTTTGCATTTCTAACCTCTGCTCCATACACAAGAGTATCTATATCTGTATCAAAAAGCTTTGCTAGGGCATGGACATCTTCCATTTTGGGGGAATTATCTCCACTTATCCACCTTGAAATAGCGGACTCTGTCTTACCCATTTTATTGGCTAGTTCTTTCATAGTCCAACCTTTTTCTTTTCTGAAATAGTCAACCATTTGAGGAAATTTAATATCTGTTTTTGTCATATCTTGATTATATCGCAATGTTTAGCTACTTTCAAGAAGAAACTTGCAAAAAAGTAAAGTTATTACTTGCGTAAAAATCAAGTTAGTGCTAGAATGAAAAATATAAAAATCGGAAAGGAGAAAAAATGAGTAAAACTTATAAACCGCTTGATAAAATTCTAAAACAGTCAGGGATAAGGTATGAGGCAATAGCAAAGAATATGGGAATTACATACAACGCCCTTTATCGCATTAGGTTATCCCCAAATAAATTAACGCTTGATAAGGTTAAAGAATTAGAAAGAGCAGCAAATTTAGAGGAAAATTCTATTTATGACTTAATGAAAAATTTTAAATATTAACTTGATTTTTATGCAAGTTAAGAGTGGGGTTATATGAACAAACTAAACACCGCAATATCAAAAAGCAAGCAGTCGAAACCGTACGATCATAAAATTATTATTGATTTACTCGTACAGCTTACAACAAGCGGAAAATATCGCAGTCTGACGAGCTTTAAATAGTCAGGCGACAAATTAACCGCAGAACAAAAAGAAACGCTCAGGCGCTATACTGACAGCATTATCTTACTGTTAGAAATAGGCATGGCGTTTCATGAAATTAAACAATTTTTAGTAAATTAAAAAGCCCGATTGGGCTAGGAGGTGAAAAATGAATGAATTGCTAGGTACAGCTATTAACGAAATTCTTGCTCAACAACGGTATATTATCGAAAGCATAAACCAAATAAAAGCACGCCTTAACATTGATAATGAAAGTGTTAAGGATTGACGAAAATATCTGCTTCAGCAAAGGTTAGTTCATTACTTATATAGCTCACTAAAAGTCTTAAAAACCTTTCTAAGTCTTCAATATCTTTATCTAAATTTCGTCGCTCATAATGAGTGAAATCATTGCCTAAATATGCACAGGCAAGTCCCAAGGTTTGAAGTTTTTCATTAGAAGTAAGATAGTTTTCAATGACAGTTTTTAAAGGCATTTTATTTATTTTTAGATTTTCTGCTTGATTTGTCTTTAAAACAAAATCTTTAATTAAAAATTCTATTGATTTTCTATACCCCATACCTATAAGCTCATTCAGACAATATTCTTTTGCTAATAAAGTTTCTTTATAGTTATTTACAAAATTAGGAGACAGCTCTTGGATATTTTTAGGTAGGTCAGTCTTGACCTCTTTGGAATAGCTTAGCGGTAACTCCCGATAGTCGGCTAGAAAACCACCCACTGTTCCTACTGAATGCTCTTCATAGTATCTCATTATTGGCTTAAGACAGTCAGAATATGTACACTTCAAAATAGCTACTTTTCTAGTTAATCGACTTCTTTGCTCATAGTGAACAATAACTGTTTCAATATAATCTGGTTTCATTTGTCTGAAACAATGAGGACAGGTCATTGGCGAATTTATTAACGTTTTTTCGTCCGTTATAGAATTAGCATTTTCTTGAAAAGCATTATGCTTCATAGCATTACTCCATTTCATATTAAATATATCAACTATTATACACGCAGTTTACCACTAAAACAATAAAGGTCATTAAAATGTGGGACAAAATCAAAAAAGAATTAGACAGACAAGGCATAACCGAGTATCGACTTGCCAAAATGACAGGCATAAGTCCCCAGCAGTTACACCAAATAAAAAAACGCAATACAAAAAATCCTAAATGGCTCACAGTCGTTAAGATTGCAGAAGTATTAGGAGTTAGTTTAGATGAATTTAAATAATAAAAAAAGTCCCAACCGACCAAAGTAAAGACTTTTAAGAAAATTTAGAGTAGGAAACGCAATATCACGCGCTTTCTATCTCTAATTATAGCAAATTGGAGAATAAAAACAAATGAATAAACCACTAAACAAAGAAACTTATATCCTTGACGATTCTATTGCCTTTGAGCTTATGGACTTGTTAAAAGCCAAGGCCCGCCATTTTATCCAACTTAATGAGTATGTCTACCGCTTGTTTGACGGTCAATCAGTTGTGACTTTCACAACTTTAGAAAACAATATTCAAGTAGAAATGGTTAAGGGGTAGGGTATGAAATTTAAAACATTTGATTTAAGAGCCTATCGCAGCAATGACGGTACATTACTTTCATTTGATATAAAAGGTGGACGGATACCCAGAATACTTTATATCAAAAAGGGAAAGCCTTTTAAAATGAAAATTTCTCAAGCTATCGCTGAAAGGTATCGCATTAAGCAAGAAATTAAACAAACAGAATATAAAGGGAAAAGTCCTGAAGGATTATATCCGCTAACTGAAGTCATAGAAGAAAAAGTTACCTCATGGGAGTATCACAACGTAAAAAAAGAAAATTGGCAAGACTGGATGCGTATTTTTGCTTACGAATATCTTTATGACGTAGCTTTTAACCGTGGTGTCCGTCACGAAAGAAAGCGAAGAAAAGCCAAAAATAACCCCCTAACTGCTTTTGACTTAATTAGCGCTGATGATGTTATAGAACTTTCTCATGAGTTAGGAATTAGTGAAGATAAGCTAACTTATGCAGTTATGGAAGTTATTTCTAAAAGGAACAGTGGAGGCATGCCATGAATGAGGATACATTAACAAACCTTGTGGCGCGTGGTTTAGTTGATTCTGTCATTACAGATTTTAACCAATATGCTAATAAGCTCCTAGAGTTAAAGAAAGACCGGAAATTACCCTATATGTCTAAACAAGAGGTCATAAATGAGCTTGGTATTTCAGACGGCACACTTGACACTTGGTGTAAACAAGGTTTACAGAGATACAAGCCACGATATAAGACTTCACTTATTTACTATCTGATTGATGATGTGTGTAAATTCATTGTATTAGATAACTAATTTTGTCAGGCAAGGCAAAGAGGATTGAGGAATGAAAAATATTATTAGAGCTTGTTCTTATGTGACTGGAGTTGATAGTCCAGGTATGAGAAACTTAAAAGCCTATCATACAGAGCTGACAGACAAGCAGATTGAAGCATTAGACGCTTTAAACGTGAATCAAGGTATTTTATACGGTTATACTTATAAACCAAATAAAGCCAAAACTGGGACACGTTTTGAGGGAGAAAAAGAGGGCGGAGAAATTAGCCTATTTGACGAGGTAACGAAATGATAGAAAAATATCAGGGTTATACTGCAGTCAGAAAAGTTGGCCAAGGATTTCGGCCAGTAGGAAAACACTCATTTAAGATGATTTACAATGCACGAGCGGTCAAATATGACTTAATACAGCAGTTTGAAGCAAGTACAGGCATTCTCTTACCTAGCGGAGTGAAAAGCGACTTATGCACGCAACCAGTGCAGATTTTAGGTAAAGAGCTGGCTGTTATGAAATTACAGATAGAGGAAACTAAGCCATGAAAATTATGATTGATGTCCTTGAAAATGAAAGCAATAAGGACAATTTAGAGTATCTTATCAGCGATACAAGCAATGAAGCTATTACTGTTTTAATGTTTGCCTTGATTGGCGAAGCTAGACAGAGAGCAAGCTATGAGCAATTTTTGGAAACCATAACTAGAATTTGGGGGTATCTCAATGAAGATAACTGACTTACAAAAATTAGATCAAAACATTATTAAATTTCTTTCTGAACATCGAGGAATTGAGCAAGCTGTCAAAGGTAGAATTTTAGCACAAAACCTTAACATTGATTTTCGTACTTTGCAGAGCAGAATTGAGTACCTACATAAGCAAGGATGTGCAATTGGTTCAATTGATAATGGCTATTTTATCCCAGTGAATGAAGCAGAACGCAGAGCTGGAATCATCAAGAAACAACGGACAGGTATTGCGATTAATAATGCAGTCAATGGTTACATTCTTGCGGAGCTTGATTGGATTGACCAACTCTTTGAGGAGGACTGACACAATGAATTGTTATTTATGCGGTAAGCTCCTAAAAGAAAATGAGATTATCCCCTATCAAGAGCGACAAATTTGTGATGAATGCGAGTATCGTTTGGAGGTGGGTTATTGACAGAGTTAGAAGAACAACGTCAAGCGTGGGAACGACTAGAGAATAATCATAAGCGCGTGCTGGCGTTACCGTGGGAAGAGTTCGACCATATTGACAGTGCCAAAATACCAAGAGCGCTTGATTTTATCCATGTTTTACACCGTGATGAATTTGAATATCCTTATCTGTCAGTCAAAACAGCCGAGGGTAAAATCAGGATTAAACGCCCTACTTTTCATGTTAATAATGGGCTGAATCATTTCTCAGTCTTTTATGGCAGAACAAAAGCCAATAAAGACGAAACAGAAACATCAATCTCAGAAGAATCAAACGTGCCAAGATATATTCATGCCATTATGGACTATCTCGCAGGAACAATCTCCATTTATAAAGAGTGTTTCTATCTCGTTAATGATGAAGAACTTAATCTCCTTTCGCAAATGAAGCTGTCAGAGCGTTATCGACTGTCAAATCGCAGTACCTTTGATGTGGGCGCAGTTGAAGAAATGTTGTTATTTATTCATGAACACCTACAGCTTGAACCAATCAAAGCTATTAAAACAGCAGTCATTGCTTGTAATGATTTTCAAATGGATTTACATACTAAAAATATCTTAGTTGACACCCTACCAAATGAAAAAGAGTGCTATTTTAAACGCTATGAGTGTAATTATAATGATGTAATGAAGATTGTATCCACTTATGGCAATTACTTAGATATGGTTATTGATGATAAAGACAGCTTACACAATGCGAGCTTGCAGCCAATTTATACCATGTTAGTCGCTTGTCGTGAGGGAACAAAAGCAAAATTCTTTGTCAGTAAGTCCGCAGAGCGTACAGGTAAAGGATTAAGGCACAAGGTTATTTCAGCCCCATTCATCACGAAAGACATCTTACTTGATAACTTGGGCGGAGGTGGTTTTGAAGCCTTAAATGCTTGGGCGCAGTTAGACGGTGGCGAGTTCTTACTAGCAACTGAACAGGGCGATATTACAGGTAAAGCCATGGAGCGAGCTTTGAAAGTGATTGCGACAGAGGATACCCACCAAGCACGACAAACAGGAGGTAACACTAATAACGTCAATCTCACAGGGGTTCTCTCTATTGATAGTAATGCAAAGATTTTACTTGATGAGGGAATGAACTCACGCGCAGTCAATATCGCTTTTCGGAATCGCCCAGCACAAGAAAGCGATAACGAACGTGAACAGATTTTTTCTGAATACTGGGAGGCGTTTACCATACAGACAGCAACTAGTACCAGTAGAACAGCAAAAATAAGCGCAGGGGTGGCAAGTTTAGTCCATAGCTTTCTATATTGGAAGTCCGAGAAATTCAAGTTTAATTTTAAGATTGTAGAAATGAACAACTTACTCGATAACAGTATGCTCGATGATGTTCAGGAGCGGATTCTTGAAATATACACAAAAGCAAACCCGATTATCTACTTTGAGCATTTCCCCGACCTTGTTCAACTACTATCAGAAACTTACATAGGAGCAGGGAAAAAGGACAAGCGCAACAAGGCACTTGAATTTATCGGCTTTAAACAAGTTAATAAGACAGTTTTAAAAAACGACGGTTCAGGATATACAAGTAAGAAAGCATTTGTCGTAAGAAACTCTAAACGAGTTCAACAGATTGTAACATCATACCTAGAAAACAAAATGGAAGATAACCAAATGTAGGTAAAAACAGTATTATGAATACCGTTTATATACCGTTTTGAGATATCTATAAACCCCAGTAATAAAGGAAACAATACCAATAATACAGATAATACTAATATATATAGGGTAATTATTTATAAATAACTAGAGTTAGAAATAATAGCTATACCAATTGTTAACTGGAAATATTATATATATTAGGGGTAGGCAAAAATCGTATTATTTGTATTTTCGGTATTAAAACGAGCAAAACAAAGGGTTTATAGGCGGTATTAAATTAGTATTATTTTTAGTAAGAATTGTATTATTTCACTTGTTTTTGATGAATCGGCAAACATTATAAGCAAAAACGAAAGAAAACAGATACCAAAACCAAATATACCAATTGTAAAAGGAGATAAAAAACATGAAAAAAGCACGCTGTCCGACAAATTGAATTGTTGACAAATGTTGACATAAAAAATACTACAAAATAAATATAGAAAAATCGGAGAAAATCAAATGAGCCAAAATACAAAAACAATCTTATCTAACCTTTTTACACTAACCAGTGAACTTTCAGAACCTATTTCTAACCTTATTAACATTGAGGGAGCGAACGAAACACCAGTCACTCAAAAAGACTTAGCGAAAGGATTGCATGAAAATCTTATTGATCTTACTGAAGCTTTGGGCTTATCTGTGGACGAACTGACAGAAGCGCAGGAAGATGAGCCACAAGAAACAGTAAAGTCAATTATTGAGGATATTAAGGAATTAGCTTTTAATCCTGATGAATTAGTTGGGGCAGATACTGAGGTTTTAGCTGACTTACTTACTGATAATGTTGAGCGGTTGATTAAAGTATTGGGCTTGACTGGCCTAAGTATAATAACAAATGATAAACAAGAATCAGAAGAAAATACACTCAAAGCACAAATACAAGAACTCTACTCGCTCAACGATTCAATGTTTAAAGATGATATTAACGAAGTGCCACGGTTCACAGACGGTACAGAAATCACAGCGAAAGATTTAGCAGATATGAATATAAACGCTTTAGATAATATCGCAGAATTAATCGGATTTGAACTAGAAGAATAAATAAAAATGCCTTGTCGAATGACTGGGCTTTTAGAGCTTTAGCCAAGTTGGCCATTCATATAAGCTTTTAATATAATAATTGCTAAACCGATAATTAAGAGAAGTGTACTAACTAGTAGCCACCCTTTATTTCGAGATTCATAGCGTCTAAACAAAAGACCATACCTAACCCGAGTATTGAGCATGAAAATTATTATACTTATAACAAATAGTACACATCCCACTAAAATAACTGGGTCACCGTTTAATATCTCTTTCACTCTATTTAATACCTTTTCTTTTTACTTTTGTAATAGTATAGCATATTGTTGTCTAAAAGAACTTACATTTTAGAAAGGTACGATATTGTCGATTCTGTCTCCCCTAAAAAAGAAAGTGTTAGGGAGATTTTGGGGAGGTAAACTGGTAAGGTTTTGGGTAGGTCATTCAATATGATAAGGTACGATATCTTACAAATCTTACACCCTAAAAAGGGTACGAATTGTTGGAAAATGTTGGATATTATTTTATATAGATTGGGTACGAAAACCTGACAAAACTTGACATTTATTTTTAGTAGAAGGATAAAATTATGAGCAAAGCATTAATCACAGACGAGGAATACAGGCGGTTTGAAGATATTATCTTTAAAGTCTGGCGTATCTATGAGTTCGGAGAGAACGAGTTCACACAAACCGAGATGGAGCATATAAACAAAGTCTTTGGGCAACTCAATACGGAACATCATAGAGAGCATAAGATTATTGTCCGTCATCATCTTAAACGTGTTTATTATACAACTATGGCGCGTGAACAAGGAGTGTCAGAGGGCTATATCAGAAAGTTGGCCAAGAACGGTGCTTACTATTTCTTACAGTTTTACGATGAGAAGTAGGTACGATATTGCAGGTTTTTACATGTTTTTGGAGGTTTTTATAATCAGTAAAAATTATCTTAAGCATGATATACCAAGCACACATAGGATTCAAAAAAATATAAGTATTGTAATTTCGTACCTAATAAATAAGGAGGGAATAATGACACCAAAACAACAGAAATTCTGTGATGAGTATATTAAAACAGGAAATGCTACTCAATCTGCTGTTAGTGCTGGTTATAGCCAAAAGACGGCTTACAGTATCGGAACAGAGAACCTGAAAAAACCTGAACTAAAAAACTACATTGACAGTAAGTTAAAAGACATCTCTGATAACGCCATAGCAACCGCAGAGGAAACCTTAACCATATTAACTAAGATAGTCCGCGGAGAGCATACAGAACAAGTGATAACAGCAGAGGGCGATGTCATAGACAAACACCCTGACACTAATCAAATTATTAGAGCAAGTTCTGAAATTTTAAAACGTTACCCACTCGTACAAGCTATTAATATCAACGGAAACTTGAGCGTTACCAACCCTTTTGAAAATCTAACAGAGGAAGAACTTAGAATATTAGCCAGTAGAGATGAAGAATAATAACAATGAGATATTATTGGGGTAAACCAAAAGATGTTATAAAGTGGTATCTTAGAGGAACTTTATAACTAAGCGCCCAAAGCAAAAAACATTATATTGAAAAGACAGGCGCTGAACCAGGTAATTTACCAAGACTTCTAAAATTATTAGAAAACCTTGATGAGTTATTTAAGTCAGTAGATACTGACAGCATAGCTTTGCTGTGTTTGAGGTACGTTGAGTTATTAAGTATTCCGGATACTGCAAAGCTCACAGGATTGAGTAACAGTCAGATTTCTACACGAACGGCTAAAGTTATGAAAAAAGCTAAGGAAATTATAGCCAACGCATGATATAATGGATCTATAATAAAAGTCGCAGAAACGCGCTGTGGTATAATATAGTGCAAGAAAGCATCTCTTTGTTTCAAGGAGTGCTTTTTTGTATTCCAATTTCTTCGTATATTATTGTAAAATAATATACGAAGAAAAAATTACTAAGAAAAGTTATAAAATTAATTAAACCATGGAGGATTCATGAAAAAAAAGAATAGCACAATTAATTTTGCATTGATTACATCTATTTTTTCTATAATTGTAGCATTATGTTCCGGAGTGTTTTCACTATACACTTTTAATAAAACAAATTATCAGGCAGAAGTACAAAAGAATATATCAATAAACGAATCTCCTTTTGTATTGGACACAGACGGCAGCGGTTTACAAAGTGGAGAAAATCAAAGAAAATATTTTGTTAAAGATAGTAAAATATCTGCTAAAAATGAATTTGTTGATGAGATTGATAATAATAAAAGAATAGAAATAGAGCATTCAGCTTTTCGTATTGTTCCTAAATCTGGTTCAGGTACGATAGTTAATGCTAAGTGGTTTGGCTTAACAAGAGCATTAAAGGGAGATGGTTCTTTAGGCAGATTTTGGGATAATCAACCTGTTGATGTATATCAACTCAACTTATCTGTAGGAGAAAACAATAATTCGCACTCTATGATTTATTCAACTCCACAAGAGCATAGCTTAGAGTTTTCAGGAAAATGGAGTTTTAATAGTCTTGATGATAAGAACCAAAGTATTGGAGAAAAAGCTGCGTACTTTTTTCTACTTATTACTGCAGGAGATGGAAAAAACTACCTATATGGTGTAGTGATGTACGCAACTCCGTCTGTTGTCAAAGACAGCAATTTATGGTTTCATGGGGGAGATAACGGAGGAATACCTGAAATTTATTTATATAGCTCAATTGATCTAACTGAAAGTCAAGTTCTGTCTATGTCTGATACTTTATCTGGGGCTGGAGACTCAATAGCAGGGTTTGGACAAGCTTATAATGCATTCAAAAAAGATTTGGAAAAATCAATCGGTCAGGTATATTAA